CGCCCGCGCCGCGGCCCGCCATGGACGCTCGTAACGGCTCGGACTTCCGCGCCAAGTTCCCCGGCGCTGGCCGCCTCAAAGCAGTTTAGGAGCTAGCCGCAGATGGGCTTTCAGACTCAAGTCAACCTCCAGCCGGCCCCGGCAGTCGCGGGCGACTTCGCCAGCGCCAATCCGCGTTGGAACGTGCTCGCGGGTCCGGGTGGCCTCGTGGCCGGCGCGCTCGGCGTCACTGTCGGTCGCTTCGCGTGGGTTGACCCCGCCAACGGCCAGACCGTCAACAACTTCGGCACAGGCGCCCCGTCCGGCTTCGTGCATCGTGAACAGCAAGCCCTGATTACGACCTACCTGGCCGAATCGTCCATGCTGGTCCGTACCGGCTTCGACGTCACGCTGATGAACGGCGGCGACTTCTGGGTCAAGAATGACGGATCGAACGCGGTCACCGTTGGCATGAAGGCATACGCCAACTATGCCACCGGCCAGATCACCTTCAACGCCACCGGCACCCCGCCGGCTGGCGCCGTCACTACCGGCTCTATCGCCGCCTCGACCTTCTCCGTTACCGCCTCGATCGCTGATCAGGTCATGACCGTCACGGCGGTCGGTTCGGGCACTGTCGTCGCGGGCGCTACGATCTCCGGTACGGGCGTCACCTCGGGCACCACCGTCGTAGAGCAACTTACCGGCACCGCTGGCGGCGTCGGCACTTACGCCGTGTCAGTCCTGCAGAACGCCGCGTCGACGACTGTCTCGGGCTCTTACGGCACGTTCACCGTCACCGCCGTCGCTTCCGGCTCCGTGTCGGTCGGCGACGTGCTTTCGGGCGCCAACGTGACGGGCACTCCGTTCGTCACCCAAATCCTCACGGGTTCGGGCGGCGTCGGCACCTACGCGGTGTCCGTCTCTGAAACGGCAGCTTCCGCTACGGTGAACGCTACCGGCGCCATCGAAACGAAGTGGATCGCCGCTTCGACGGGCTACGCTGGCGAGCTCATCAAAATGTCTTCGCACCTCTTGGGCTAAGGATAGATCATGGCACTCCGTAACCCTATCTTCGCTCAGGCGGAACGCGATTTCGGCATTCACCTTCTGCCGGAAACCGTGGACTTCATGCCGGAAGGCTTCGCGCAGGACGCTAACTACGCGTTCGACGCTCAGCCGACCCTCGTGACCACGAGCAACGCCGGCATTCCCGCTTGGCTCACCACCTACCTTGACCCCGACTTCGTCAAGGTTCTGGTGCAGCCGATGCGCGCCGCCGAGATTTTCGGCGAGGCCAAAAAGGGAAGCTGGCTGGACGACACGGCCATGTTCCCGATCGTTGAAAATACCGGCGAGGTTTCCTCGTATGGTGACTACAACGAGAACGGTTCCAGCGGCGCTAACGTCAACTTTGTGCAGCGCCAATCCTACCATTATCAAACCATGACGCAGTGGGGCGAGAAGGAAATGGAGCGCATGGGCCTGGCCAAGATCGGTTGGGCCGCACAACTGAATATCGCGTCGGCTCTGGTGCTCAACAAGTTCCAGAACAAGACCTATTTCTTCGGCGTGTCCAACCTGCAGAATTATGGCCTGCTGAACGACCCGTCGTTGTCGGCCTCCCTGCAGCCCGGTCCGAAGGCGTATGGCTCGAATGCGCATGGCCCGTGGATCACGTCCGGCGTGGTCACGGCTACCGCCAACGAAATCTATACCGACATTCAGAGCCTGTTCACTGAACTGGTGGTGCAGGCTCCGGGCCTCATCGAGATGGACAGCAAGATGACGCTGGCCATGTCGCCGGGCTCCGAGGTGGCGCTGACGGCTACGAACAGCTTCAACGTGAACGTTGCGGACCTTCTCAAGAAGAACTTCCCCAACATCACCGTGAAGACGGCGCCGGAATACGCGCTGGCCTCGGGCAACTTCGTGCAGTTGATCGCCGACGCCGTGGAAGGCCAGGACACCGGCTATTGCGCCTTCACCGAGAAGATGCGGGCGCACCCCATCGTGACCGGCCATAGCGCCTTCAGCCAGAAGAAATCGCAAGGGACTTGGGGCGCCATCGTCCGCCAGCCCTTCGCCATCGCAAACATGCTCGGGGTGTAATTTGTCCGTCTCAACCGTAACTGTCGCCTGCAAACTGCCGAACGGCCTCCACCTTGAATGCGTGGACGAGTCCGGCATGAAGGTCCGCCACACTGTCAACGGCGCGCGTCTGCCCGTGGACAGCAAGGGGCGCGAGCTTCACAAGTTCGACCTGGCGGGCGCCTTCGGTCTGACCCCGAACGTGCCGGAAGATTTTTTCGCCCAATGGCTGAAGGAAAACGAGAACTATCCGCCGGTCAAGCAGGGCCTTATCTTCGCGCACAAGTCCGAGCGCGACGTGAAGGCGCAGGCGAAAGAATTCAACGACGTGCGTACCGGCCTTGAGGGTCTTGACCCCGAGAAGCCCGCACCGGGGATTACCCGCGCCGACAAGGGTTAAGCCATGCCCATCGCCGTCTTCGACTATGCGGCGTGGGCGGCTCGATACCCCGAGTTTAATACGACTGTAAGTGAGAGCGTCGCCGACGAGTTGTTCATAGAGGCGACGCTCTACTGCAATAACTCCCCCCTCTCCGTCGTGCCTGCCGACCCCATCACGTATCAGCCCCGGCTTATGCTCTTGGGGATGCTCACGGCTCACCTCGCGCAGCTTTACTTCGGCCAGCCCGGGCAACCGGCCTCGGGCCTCGTGGGGCGTATCAACAGCGTCACCCAAGGCAGCGTGACCATTAGCGCCGAAATGGCCGCCGACAAGAAAGCCGATTGGTATATGCAGACGCGCTATGGCGCGTCGTACTGGAATGCTACGCGGCGTTTCCGCACCATGCGCTATGTCCCCCCGTGTCGCCCCGCCAGCGTCTGGCGGTGATGCGTGGCCACGCTCAGCGGCGGCGATAAGCTAGAGGCATATCTTAAAGACCTCGCGCGCAAGGTATCGACGCCCGGCACGCTCCGCGTTGGGTTCCTTGAGTCCGCGCGTTATCCTGATGGTTCCCCCGTCGCTAATGCCGCCGCAATCCAGAACTTCGGCGCCCCCAGTCGCGGCATCCCACCCCGCCCGTTCTTTACCCACATGATCGAGAAGAACCGGGATGGGTGGGGCCCGACGCTCGCCGTCCAGCTAGAGGCGACGGGCTACGACACGCAGAAAGCGTTAGCGCGTCTAGGGGAGGAAATGGAAGGGCAACTACGCACCTCGATCAACGAAACGAACGACCCGCCCTTGTCACCTGTGACGGTCATGTTGCGCCATATGTTCGGCAACCACCCCGAGGAAATCCGGGGCGCGGACGTTGGCGAGGCAGCGCGGCGCGTGGCGGCGGGCAAGAGCAACGGCGGGGCCTCAACAAAGCCTTTGATTTGGACCGGTGTTATGTTCCAATCCGTGGGCTCCGAGGTAAGCGACACATGAACCTGCAAGCGATCGCCGTTGGCTATATCTCCATGGTCAATCCCTCCTACGTCGGTTCGATCCGCCGTAGCGCGGGCTACACCTCGACGCCGGACGGCTCGCGCGTGCCAGCCTTTACGCAGGTGGACGGCGTGCAGATGCAGGTGCAGGCCCTGACCGGGGGCGACCTGAAACACCTCGACAGTCTCAATATCCAAGGCGTCATGCGCGCGGTCTACGTCAACGGGCAGGTGCAGGGCGCCAATCGCCCGGGCGGCAAGGGCGGTGACAAGCTCTTGATACCCACGGGGGTAAGCGCGGCGACGCCGGACGTCTATCTGGTCACGCAGGTTTTGGAGCCGTGGGACTCGGGCGGCTGGTGCAAGGTAGCGGCGACGCTTCAAGTCGTCCCGCCTGACCAATGACCCCGAGTGTAACCAATTCCGCGATTCTAACCGCCGTGCGCGCGTTCCTGCTGAACGTGCTCCCGTCCGGCGTCGAGGTGTTCAAGGGCCAAGCGAACCTTGTGCCCGAGCCCATCAATCCCGATTACGTCGTCATGACGCCCCTGTATCGCAAGCGCCTGGCGACGGACCTGCAGGCATGGGACGGCACGGCCAGCCAGACATTCACCGAACCGCTGCAGATGACGATCCAGCTTGATATCCACGGTGAGCAAGGAAACGATAACGCGCAGGTGATTGCGCTGTTGTGGCGTTCTCAATACGCCGTCGAGTTCATGGCGACCAACGGTTACGCCATCCGGCCACTCTATGCCGACGATGGCAATCAAGTCCCGTTCATCAACGGCGAGAACCAATACGAAGACCGCTGGACGTTCAACATACATTTGCAAGCCAACCCCGCCGTATCGACACCACAACAGTTTGCGGATACACTCACCGCCGGACTGATCGAAGTCGATGCGGAATACCCGCCAGGAGCTTAGTGCATGGCCCAATCTATCCCGGCCTCGGCCATTGTCTCCGTAACCCCCGGCGTGATCTCCGCTGGCGGATCGGCGCTGGATATTATCGGTCTCCTGCTGACTCAGTCTACACAGTCCCCGATCGGCGCGGTTCAAGCGTTCTCTACGCAAGCCGCCGTGGCCGCCTATTTCGGCAGCGCGTCGGCGGAAGCCGCTTTCGCCACCGTCTATTTCAACGGCTACGACAACAGCGCCCTAAAGCCCGCGTCGCTTCTGGTCGCGCAGTATCCCTACGCGGCCGTTGCGGGTTACGCGCGCGGCGGCGCGGGCCTGACGCTGGCGCAGATTCAAGCCGTTACGTCCGGCACGCTGGCGGTCACGGTGGATGGCGTCCTTAAGACCTCGTCTTCGATCAACCTTAGCGCCGCCTCTAGCCCGTCCAACGCCGCCACGATCATCGCCGCCGCTTTCACCGGCTTTGGCGCCACGGTCACTTGGGACAGCGTCTCGGGCGCCTTCGTCATCACGTCCAGCACCACGGGCGCGTCGTCCAGTATCGCCGTCACTACCGGCACGGTGGCCACGTCCCTCCTGCTTACCGCCGCCACGGGCGCGGTTGTGTCTGCCGGCGCTGTCGCCGCGGCGCCCGGTACGTTCATGGACGCGCTGGTCGCCGTCACGCAAAATTTCGTCTCCTTCACCACGCAGTGGGAAACGACCGTAAGCGACGGCACGGCGTTCGCCGCATGGACCAACGGCAAGAACAATCGTTACCGCTTCGTCCTGTGGGATACGGACGCCACCGTGGCGACCACCGTGCCGGCTACCACCAGCGCGGGCTATGCGATCACGCAGGCCAAGTATTCGGGAACGGTGCTGGTTTACTCCCCGGTCAACGCCGTGGCCCTCGGCGCCTTCGCGCTCAGCATTCCGGCCTGTGAGAACTTCGCCGCGCTCAACGGGCGCAACACCTCGGCGTTCCGATCCCAAGCGGGTCTTCCGGCGGACGTTACGTCGTCCATCGTGGCGACCAACGTGCAGGCCAACGCCTATAACTTCTACGGCGCCTACGCGACGGCGAACGACGGTTTCACCTTCTACTATCCGGGCTCGATCACCGGCAAGTTCTTGTGGGACGACAGCTACGTCAACGAGGTCTGGCTGAATAACGCCCTGCAACTCTCGCTCATGACCCTCCTGACCAACGTCGGGAACATCCCGTACAACCCTACGGGATACGGCCTTATCCGCCAGGGTTGCCAAGACCCGATCAATCAAGCGCTCAACTTCGGCGCCATCCGTGCCGGCGTGACCCTTAGCGCGCTGCAAAAAGCCGAGATCAACAACGCCGCCGGGGTGGACGCCGCAACGGTGATCCAGAATCGCGGCTGGTATCTGCAAGTGCAGGATGCGCCCGCCGGGGTCCGCGCCGCGCGCGGCTCGCCGCCTATCACGCTATGGTACAGTGACGGTCAGTCAGTGCAATCTGTGGCTTTGTCCAGCCTTGAGGTTCAATAGCTATGGCTAACAATACGATCACCTCGGCTGATGCGGTCTTCCTGCTGTCGGTTGACCAACTCTACCCCGACGCCCAACTGCTGCAAGGCTACATGGCGGATCGGGCTTTTGAGACGGACGCCGTGGAAATCGCCGAGCTCGTGCTTGGCGTAGATGGCAACCTGTCGGCGGGCTTCGTGCCCTACATGGTCAAGACCACGATTTCGATCATGCCCGATAGCCCGTCCAGCGATATCTTTGAGAACTGGATTGAGGCGGAACGGCAGGGCCGGGTCAAGCTGACCGCGCAAGGCTCTATCACGCTCCCCGCCACCGGCCGCCAGTACACCTTGACTGACGGCTACCTGACCACGATTACGGCCGTGCCCGCCGCCGCGCGCGTGCTGCAGGGCCGGCCCTTCGTGATCACTTGGAACACGATCAGCGTGGCGCCGCTCTAATGCGCCGTTCCGTTGAGATCACCATACCGCCGGGCTTCCTGCGCGATGCGGGCAAGCGGTTCACCTTGACGGAAATGCCGGCCAGCCAGGGCGAGACGTGGGCAATCCGCGCGCTCGCCGCCATGGCCAAAAGCAACGTAGACATCCCGGAAGCCGTCGTAACGGCGGGATGGGCCGCCGTGGCTATCATCGGCATTCGGTCGCTTCTCGCCGCGCCAACTTCAGAAGTGCTCCCCCTTCTCGATGAAATGATGACCTGCGTAAAGCCCGCCGGGCTGGCCATGGACCGCGCCCTAGTCGAAAGCGACATTGAAGAGATTCAGACCCGGGCCTATCTGCGCGACGAGGTGTTCAGGTTACACGCAAATTTTTCCTTGGTCGGAGCCCTCTTGACCTCGGAATCATCCCGGCCAAGTCCGCAGCCCGCGCATGGGCGAGTTACGAAAACATCCCGAAAAACGTAGCCGCCGTCGTCTCGTCACGGCTGGCCACGCTCCACGAGCTTGAAACCATCTACAGCGTGTCGGACCTCCACAAGCTATTGGAGATCATCACGGTTGACGCGTATAACGAATACGTCGCCAATCAAAAGGACGCGTGATGGCCACGATCATTGACGCCCTTTTAGTAACGCTCAAGCTGGACCCGAAAGAGTACCTGGCGGGCAAAAAGCGCGTCGAGGAAGGCCAGCGCGACCTTACGAACAAGGTCGAGAAGTCCGGGCGCGACATCACCGACGCTAACCGCAAGGTGGCGGACAGCTTCACGGGCGTAAAGCGCGAGGCGGTGAGCCTGTTTGCGACCATTGTCGGCGCCAACGGCATCAAGGACTACATCGCGCAGACTGTGACGCAATTCAGCAACCTTGACCGGGCGGCCAAGGCGGCGGGGCTCAGCGTCAAAGACTTCTCGGCGTTCGGCCAGGTCATCGCCCGCAACGGCGGTAACGCGCAAACCGCGCAGGCGGGCATATCGAGCCTTGCGGCCCAACTCTACCAATGGAAGACGCTTGGCATAGCGTCGCAGCAGCTTATCGGCGCATCCCAACTGATCGGGTTCGGCGCCAATGACAACGCGCTGCAGGTCTTCGAGAAGTTCACGAAATGGGCGCAGGGGCGCAACCCGCAACAGGTCCAGCAATTCGGCCAAATGCTCGGGCTGGACGAAGCGTCAATCAACGAGGCCATGAAGGGCCTCAAGGCGTATCGTGAGGAACTGGCCAAGGCCAAGGCATCGGCTCCGAGCGACAAGGACGCCAAGGCGGTTAAAGACCTGCAAGCCGCGTGGGTTGGCCTTGGCAACGATATCCGCAAACCGCTGAACGATCTCGTGGTGAGCGGCGCCCCGGTCTTCGCCGATATCCTGCGCTCGATTGATGGCCTCGTGCAGAAAATGCCCTTGCTCGTGCAAGGACTGGCGGCCGTAGGCGTGGCCTTGACCGCACTCAGTGGCCTATCGGTCGTCGAGGGCCTGTTGGGGCTCTTCGGTGGCGGCGCGGCCGTAGCGGGCGCGGGGGAAGCCGCGGCAGGTGGCGCGGGCCTTCTCGGCGGTGCGGCTATCGGCATCGAGGGCGGAGCCATGCTCGGGCTCGGCGCGTCGGCGGGCGTCGCGGCATTTGCTTACGGCGGGGGCCTCGGCAACAGCGATATCAAGAGCACGGGCGCCGTCGTAGCCTCGCGCGAGGCGTATATCCGCAATTACTTCAAGGCCAAGGGCCTGTCCGATTCGGCGATTAACGGCATCGTCGCTGGCATGAAGGCCGAAAACGGCACGCTGGACCCCAACGCGAAAAACCCCAATTCGTCCGCCTATGGCCTCGGGCAATGGCTCACCAAACGGCAGAAAGACTTTCCGGGCGAAATCCACGGATCGAGCATGGGCGCGCAGTTGGACTTCATGTGGTCCGAGTGGCAGGGCAAGGAAAAGGGCGCATTCGACGCGATCAAGGGCGGTGACGCCAGCAGCGCCGCGAATGCATACATCACCCGCTATATGCGCCCCGCGCCCGGCGCCGAGACAATTAGCGACTTGCAACGCGCCTCGCGCAACCTCGGCGGATCGGCGGCGCCCACGATCAATATCGATAGCCTGAACGTCAATACGCCGTCGAATGATCCGATGGCGCACGCCCGGGCCATCAATGAGGAAATGCAGCGCCAACTCATGGCCGCGCAAGCTAACTCGGGGCTCAACGGATGACGACTTACCCCGACGTTCCCGATAGCCCCGGCGTTCCGCCCGTCCCGCGTGACCCTAATGCCGGGCCGCAACTGCGCACTGAGACGGCCACCGTGGACGCGTCAAGCCTTAGCCAGGCGGCGCAAGAGGCGGTATGGGGCATCTACGACAAGGCGGGCGCGCTGGCCATCTATGCGGACAGCTTCGCCGAGATCGAGTATTCGCGCGAGTTCAAGGTGGCCACCTATCCGATGGAAGAGGGCGCATTTCAGTCATACAACAAGGTCGAGACGCCCTTTGACGTGGGCGTCGTGCTCACGCGGGGCGGAAGCGACGCCGACCGCACAGAGTTCGTCAACACGATAGACGCCCTGCTGGCGTCACTCGACCTGTATGATGTGGTGACGCCCGAGCGGACCTACCTTAACGTCAACATCGTGAGGGGCCGTTATCGGCGCAGGGCGGAGAGCGGCGCAACGCTGATCACCGCCGAGATACAGTGCGAGCAAATCCGGGAGACGGCCACCGTGGCTTTCTCCAACGTCAAGAGCCTTAGCGCCACCGGCCAGACCGATACGGGCGCCGTGCAAGGCCAGACGCCGACGCCCGCCCAATCCACCGCAGCGGCGGGGGCTCAATAATGCTCACCATCCCCGTAAATCCCATCCCGTCGCAGACGCTCAGCGTCAACCTCGCCGGCCAGCCCACGCGGCTCTTCATTGAGCAAAAGAGCACGGGACTTTACATCACCGTCACGGTCAACGGCGTCACGATCGTAAGCGGTGTCTATTGCGCCGATCAGGTCAAGATTGTGCGCGATGCGTATCTCGGTTTTACGGGCGATCTCGTATGGGTGGACACGCAGGGCAACGCTGACCCCTACTATAACGGCCTCGGGGCGCGTTGGGCGCTGGTATATCTGCCATGAGCTACACGCGCCGCAAGATTGACGTAACGATATCCCTTGGCTCGGGCAACTTCGGCGAGGGAACGGGCGACACGGTTACGCTGTCGGGCCTGCGCGTGTCGGCGCATATCGTCAAGGCGGCCCTGCCCGCGACCGATAGCGCGGTCATCAAGATTTACGGCGTTCCGCTTTCGATCATGAATCAGGTGTCGCGCCTCGGGAAACCCATTTACGCCATTCGAGACAACGCCGTGACCCTATCGGCCGGCGATGACGTCGCGGGCCTGGCGCAGGTATTCTTCGGCACGATCTATAGCGCGTATGGGGACTTCGGCTCACTGCCCGAATCATGCCTGACGATCACGGCGCTTAACGGTTACGTGGACCTCGGGCGCCCCGTGCCTGCGCTCAGCTACCCGCACGGCGCCGACGTGGCCACCATCTGCACGCAGATCGCCGCGACCATGGGCCAGAGCCTGGTCAATCACGGCGTGTCAACACAACTGGCCTCGGGTTACTTCCCCGGCACGCCTATCGACCAATTGCGCGCAGTGGCGCTGGCGGCTAACATTTACGCCATTCCGGGAGGCGGCCCCGGCGGTCAGTCCGTCGAGATATGGCCCAAGGACGGCGAGCGCGCGGGCCTGATCCCGCTCATATCGCCTGACACGGGCCTGATTGGCTACCCGCGGTATTCGGACTACGGAATAGCTCTGATGGCCCTCTATAACCCCGGGCTGGTCTTCGGCGCCCCGTTCGACCTCGCCACGTCGATAACGCCCGCCAACGGGCGGTGGATCGTCTACGAGCTCAGCTACGATCTCGACGCCGAAATGCCCGGCGGGAAATGGTTCATGAACATCGGCGCGTATCTTCCACCCGATCGCGGCGGAGCGATGCAGCCATGATCACGACGCCAGGATACACCGGGCCGCAAGACCCGTTCACCGCTACCAACCCATATAATGCCTATGCGTTCCTGATCCAGCAGATTACCGGCCGCATGGCGACGGTTGCGCTCGTGCAGGTGACGTCGGTCACGCCTGGCGGCGAGGGGCCCGTGGGGACCGTATCGGTGCAGCCGCTCGTGGGGCAGATAGACGGCCAGGGCAACGTCACGGCGCACGGCGTCATAGGGAACGTCCCATACTTCCGTATGCAGGGCGGCGCCTCCGCCGTGATCATGGACCCCAAAGCGGGGGATATCGGCTTTGCGGTTTTCTGCAGCCGGGACATTTCGACCGTCAAAAAGACAAAGCGCGCCGCCGGGCCGGGGTCACGCCGTCAATTCGATTGGGCCGACGCGCTCTATGTGGGCGGCGTGCTCAACGGCGCCCCGGCGCAGTATATCGAGTTCACCGACACCGGGATTAAGATCGTCTCGCCCAACGTCGAGATAACGGGTAATCTCACCGTGGACGGTACAACCAACCTTGGCGGCGTCGGCGCAACGGCGCTGCGTCTGGCCAGCGGTGGCGCGGCCACAAAGGCGAACGCGGTATGAGCAAAACGCTGTTACTCTCGCAGAATGAGTGGGATTTGGTCCTAGATAGCTCGGGCAATATCGCCCTTGCGAGCGAGCCCTATAGCGTCGTGCAGGACGTGGCGAGCGCGTTGCGCACCTTCGCCGGCGAGTGCTGGTATAATACGCTCTTGGGCGTCCCCTACTGGCAGCAGATACTCGGCAAGTCCCCGCCCCTAGAGCTCTTGAAAGCCCAATTTATCGCCGCCGCGCTCACCGTGCCGAGCGTGACCTCCGCGAAGTGCTTCATCACGTCGTATGTGGGCCGGGCCATCACCGGCCAGGTCATCATCACCTATACGCCCAACGTGGACGGCACGACGCAACCGGGCGCCCCTACCGGCTCTTTCGGCGTCATCACGTTCTATGGTACGAATACCGGCGTGGTCACGTTTGTCGGTGACAATGGCGGCATACTCGGCTTCACAGGGACGGTTCCATGACCACCAACGTACCGCCGCTCGCATTCACGCCGCAAGGGCCCGTCGTCCCGAGCGAAGCCGTGATCCTGGCGGGCGTGCAGGCCGATATCAACGCGGCCTTTGGTGGCGACGTCAACCCCGGCCTCAACACGCCCCAAGGGCAACTCGCATCCTCTACCGCCGCCATCATCGGCGACAGCAATGACGAGTTTTTGCAGTACATCGCGGGCGTTGATCCGGCCTTCTCGTCTGGCCGGATGCAGGACGGCATCGCGCGCATTTACTTCCTGACACGCAACCCCGCCGTACCGACCATTGTTGAGGGCACATGCACCGGCCTGCCCGGGACGGTCATTCCTGCCGGGTCGCTGGTGTCCGATACGTCGGGCAATGTTTACGAGTGCTTGACGGGCGGAACGATCCCTAGCGGCGGATCGTTCACCATCGAGTTCGCTAACACCGTCACGGGGCCTATCGCCTGTCCCGCCGGCACGATGACGAGCATTTACCAAGTCATCCCCGGTTGGGACACCGTGACCAACGCCAGCGACGGCATTCTAGGCCAGAACGTCGAGACGGCCCAAGAGTTTGAGATACGCCGGAAAAACTCCGTAGCGGCAAACGCGGTCAACACCCTCGATTCGATCCGGGGCGCCGTGCTCAGCGTCTCGGGCGTCACCGATGCTTACATCACCGACAACAGCACCGCCTCGCCCGTCACCGTGGGCGGCGTCACGCTGGCCGCCTATAACCTTTACGTGGCTGCAGTCGGCGGCACGGACGCGGACGTGGCGGCGGCCATATGGGGCAAGAAACCGCCGGGCGTGCCCTATTATGCGGGCAACACGACTGTAACGGTGACGGACAGCGCGGGCTACTCGATCCCCTATCCGACCTATAGCGTCGTCTTTGAACGGCCCCCCTTCCTCAACGTCATCATGGGCGTGTCTATCAGCAACGGCCCGGGCGTTCCGGCCAATGCCGCAGCCCTCGTGCAACAGGCGGTTACGAATGCGTTCGTGGGCGGTGACGGCGGCCTGCGCGCCACGATCGGCCAGAGCATCTATGCGAGCCGCTTCTACGCCTCGATTGCCGCGCTCGGGCCTTGGGCGAGCGAGATCATATCGGTAACGCTCGGCAGCGCCAACGCAGCGGCGGCCAGCGTCACGGCGTCGGTATCGACCACGACCATGACCGTTACGGCGGTTGGTTCGGGCACGCTGGCGGTAGGACAAGCCCTCTTCGGCGCCAACATTGCGCCAAATACCTACATCACCGCCCTCGGCACCGGCACGGGCGGCACAGGGACCTATACGGTCAATATCAGCCAGACGGCGGCCAGTGCGACCGTCAAGGCGGTCACGGCGGCGCTGACAATCCTCACGCCCAATATCAATCAAATGCCCGTACTCAATGCGGGTAACGTCGTCCTGACGCTAGCCTGATGCTCAACCTAGAGCAAACCATAATCAGCCAGTACGGGAACAGTCCCGTATTGCTCCGCCTCATCCAGAACATGAATGAGTATCTAGACCCGCGCGCCAATTTCGACGGGTTCTATGCGTGCATCTGGAATGTGGAAACGGCTTTCGGCTATGGCCTCGACGTATGGGGCCGCATCGTCAACGTGTCCCGTGTGCTGCAGGTCCAGACGGGGGAGATCGGCTTTGGCTTCAAGGAAGCCACGACGGCCAGCGCCGCCCCGTTCAATCAGGGCGTATTCTACGCCGGCGCACCCGTGACCACGAGTTACGCCCTGTCGGATGACGCCTACCGCACCCTCATCTATGCGAAGGCGCTCAGCAACATATCGAACGGGTCGATACCGGCTCTCAACGCCATTCTTCTGAAGCTATTCCCCGGCCGTGGAAACTGTTACGTTACGGACGGCGGAGATATGACCATGACGTACACCTTTCATTTCGCGCTGACCCCCGTAGAGCAAGCCATTGTGGCGCAATCGAACGTGCTCGCGAAACCGGCGGGCATCGTCGCAACCGTGGTGATCATCTGATGCAAGACTCGAGCATTCCCGCGAAACTCGCCAAACCCTTCGCCGCCAACGCGGGCGGATCGTATATCCGCTCGATCCCTACGGCGTCGCAGATCGGTATTCAGGCGGGCGCGGCCAGCCTCAACGATGGGTTTCCGCCGCTCTGCTTCACGCCCATATCGAGCGGCGGCGTCCCGCCCTTCGGCCAGGATATGAATGGCATTCTCTACCTTCTGTCGGCATGGACGCAGTGGAGCCAGGCAGGCGGCCCGGTCCCCTACGACGGCACGTTTCAGACGGCCATCGGAGGCTACCCGAAAGGGGCCATGCTGATCGCGGCCAGCTACACGAACTTCTGGATTTCGACCGTCGATAACAACATGAGCAACCCCGACACGGGCGGCGCGAATTGGGTTTCGCTTCTGTCGCTCTTGGGCCTGTCGGTCAATTTCACCGCGGGCGCCGGTCATTTCGCTTTCGGGGGGCTCATCCTCAATTGGGGACAATTCAGCCTCGGAGCGTCCCCGGGCGCGTCTCAAGTCGTGACCTTCGATCTCGATTTCCCCAACGCGATGATTGGCGCGGTCACTGGCGTCGTCAATTCCGCCACGGATCAGATCGGGTATTCTACGACGGGCACGCCGAAGCATACGCTGCAGATTGAAAAGGGCGTTGCGGACGCCAACGCCCGGTCAGGAACGTTCTTAGCGTGGGGATGGTAGGCCATGCCGGTTCCTTACACTTTTGCGGATCAGGGCGGCCAGCTAGTCGGCGCGGCGCAACTCGACGCCGATTTTCAATATCTCGAAGATCAGATCAACGCGGGTACGGTTGGCTCGGGCGTCGTCGGAACATATTCCGCAACGGGGGGCGAAACAACAATCACACTCAATTGCGCCCCGTTCGCCGCGTGGACCTTGGAATTTTTCCGCGACGGGGTTCGCCAGAAACCGGGCATTGACTACACGGTATCGACCGTCACGCTGGGGCTTACGGCCGCCGCTGTCCTTGGCGAAGATTTTTGGTGGGTGTGCCTTCGATGACCATGTGTAACGTTATCCTGGCGCTTGTCGCCCTTCTCGCCCTCGCGTCGCCGGCCTTCGCGCAGACGCAAATCGGCCCGGCGGGCATCAAGCCCCCGCCGTTTAATTTGCTGGCCTATGGCGGCAAGGGCGACGGCTCTACAGACAATTACCCCGCCTGGCTCAAAGCCACGACGGCGGCTTGTGCAACGGGTCACGGTGGGCGCCTCTATCTGCCGGCAGGCTCATATAAGTTCAGCACCGTTCCGACGATTACCTGCAGCGACGTCGGCGTGGAGGGGGACGGCTCCGAGCTTACGACCATCCTGACTACGTCCGCGACGGCTGACGTCCTGCAGATCACAGGTACGTCGGGCTCCATCCTGCAACATAACTTCGTGCGCCATTTGAGCCTCGGGCGCACCGTCGCGCCGGGCATCGGATCGGGGAGCGCGGGCCTCAATTTGACGTGGACGAATTGGGCCAATATCGAGGACGTTTTCAGTTACAACAGCGTCACGCAGTTCTATAGCAATAATTCGACCGGGGCGATTTACAGCCGCACCCACGCTTTCCGCACCTTCGCCTACCAAGGCTCGGGCGACACCTATACGGGCTATGGCCTGACGACGTCCACGACCACCGGGAACCAATCGAACACCTATCTGAACGCCTGGTCGGTCGCGGACGGCAACGACGGCGTATTGTTCGGCGGGATCGGCTACGGCTTCAAGTTCAACGGGACGTCGCTGCATGATATCTATTGCATCAATTGCGAGGCGGACAATACCACGTATGGCTTCTACGTGGACGGGTCCAGCACAAGCGCCACGCTGAATTGGAACCTGCAATTTAACGGCTCCCACGCCGACACCTACGGCACGGCGGGGTTCTACATCACGGGGTTGACCGGATCGGGGCAACTCACGATCAATGGAGGCTGGACGAATACGGGCGTGACCGGCGCCGCAAACGCGGGCGTCTATATCACCGGCTCGCAAGGCGTGACCGTTACCGGGCTGCAGAACTTTGGCGGCGGGAATACCGGCTATACGCAGTGCCTCTATGCCACCAACGCGTCAAATATCACCTACGTCGGGAACATCTGCAAATATGCGGCCTATGGCCTGTATCTCGACAATACGGGCGGCAACGTCAACGCCAGCACGTTCTCCAGCAACGTCTTTTACACCGATAGCTCTACGCACCTGATGACGGCGGCGGCGTATGTCAAAGCAGCCGGCCGCGTGACGATATCCAACAACGTCATCAACGGCGGCGCGGCGGGCTCGATCACAAACGGTTTCGTCGGGGTATCCACGCCGGGCTTCGTGTCCATATCCGGCAATCAGTTCAATACGGGCGCGATCACTACTGCGTCGGTGACGGGCTTCACGGGGGCCACGAACTTTATTAGCAGCAATGGCGGGTACAATCCGGTAGGCGACCTCACAGGGTCCGTCTCGTTTTCGACAGGCGCGGCATGGACGAACCAACTCGGCGTCACTGTGGTCGTTACCGTCTCGGGCGGAACGGTCACTCAGATCGCGCTCAATGGCGTCAATACCGGACTCACGTCTGGCGCCTTCACGATCCCGCCAGGCGGAACGTTCACGCCCACATATAGCGGTTCGCCGACGTTCAAGGTGCAAGGGCTCTAACTTTTGCGGTATACCGTGCCTTTTTGTAAATTTTCTTTAGCGGACAATATTTGTAAGTTCCAAGGTACGTGCAACCCGCAAACGTCGGCGCCGGAAATCGGAATAATATGGTCCACGTGATATTGTTGACCGTCAAATGTATTCAACAACGCAGCGCATTCGTAAAACGCTCGCATTTCAATTTTATGTTCTTTGGTTAGCCAGATCGGAGTCGCGTTACGCTTTCTGGCTTTTCGTAAAGCTCTGTCGGCCAATACCGCGCCTTTGTTTTTCTGTCGGTATTCTCGACCCTTGGCTTTGTAGTATTCCGGGCGAGCTTCCCTATCCTTACGTCCTTGTTCTCGGAGACGATCGCGGTTCGCTTTACGCCAGGCCGCATTATTGGTGCGATAACGATCCGTGTTTTCAAGTCGCAAACGCCTATCGTTTTCTTTAGCTCTTTCGGGGTTTGCTTTTTTCCACGCGGCGGTTTTTGCTTTTTGGCGTTCCGCGTTTTCAGCACAGTACCGGCGTTGGCTCTCCCGAACTTTTTCAACGTTTTTTAATCGCCACGCCGCGTAGTACGCGCGAAAACACTCTTGGCATTGAGGATTGACGCCGTCCGGTTTCCCCTTGTTTTTAGAGAAAGCCGACAGAAGTTTTACGGACTGGCAGGAGTAACAACGTTTCGTTCCCATGCGCCCTTTTATATACCGATATCTTATCCTTTTCTATACCTTTTTGCTCTAAAGCCGCCCGCGGCCATGATAGGCCAATCGTGGGCCCATGCCGGGCGCTGCATCATGATCCGCTCGAAGTCCTCTAGGCTACCGGCGCCCACGGGGATTTCGGCCACTATCTCGTCATAGACGTGCAGGATCGTCGGATAGCCCGCTGCGCGCAGGTTGATCACGGCGTGGCGCATAATGTCGTGAGCGATGGCCTGCACGGCGTTTTCCGTCAGTCTCCCGCCGAACGTGCTCATAGGCCCCCATCCGAGTGCTCCGTATTTCGGGTTGCTGTTCCACGTCCAATAGGTGATGGCGTATTCGGACGGATCACGCGTCGAAGGGTAGAGCGTCGCGCTATGATAGGTAAGCTCGCGCCCGGACAATAGCCGCATGATCAGGGCCGCGCCCCGCATGAAGAACCGCAGCCCGTGCGTCTCAAAGACCTGCCCGGGGTAGAGGATGGCCTGCACCGCCGCGCCCTCTATGCCGTAATATTCCGCGCGTCGGTCGTAGTCCCACGGGCGCCCGCGATGCTGGCCGCCCCATAACTCCACGATGGCGGGCGAGGCGTTACGCCAGGCGATGATATGGCCTTTGATTTGGTCTTCGGACCACACGCCGGAATCGTCAAAGGCCAGCCACGCATTGATCCAGCCGCCGAAACCTAGCCCGAGCTCGGCGACCTTGCCGATTTGCTGGCGGTCGGGGTGATGTTCCCCGTTGGCGGCGTGATACGCCTCGTATTCTTCGAGCGTTCGCCCCGTGATTTTGGCCGCGCTCAGCAGGTATATCGGCTTGTTCGCTCTGAACGCGTCGATACGCCATTGCTCGCCGGCAATCATTGCGATCACGGCGGCCTCGATGGCGCTATAGTCCGAGGCGATCAGTTCATGGCCGGGGCCGCCGACGAAGAGCCCGCGCTCGCATCCCGAGATACAGAGAAGTGCGTTGCCGAAATAGTATTCCACAAGTTCAAGGCTCCGCGTGGCCATGATCTCCAAGACCGGGTCCACCATTTCCGGCGCCCACTTCGGCTTGCCTGTTGGTTGCTGCGCGCCGCACCACGGGCAAGCGTCCAGCGTCGGGCGATATGGCTTGGTACACGCTCCGCATGTGGTGAGCTTCGGACCCGCTCGAGGAAGGTTTAAAGGTTGAGGCCCTTCGCCAGTCGGGCGCCCGGTCCTAGCCCCGTGATGCATAAGAAGGTCACGCAACCGGTTATCCGCGCACGCCTGGTTCTCCATGGCGTACAGTTTCTTGACCGACGCCGAGCCCGTAAGCTGGCGGATTTCCAGCACGCGGCGGCACTCGGGCGGCAGGACGCGCGTAAGGGCCTCGGCGATGGCGTCTTCGTCCATGGCGGCCATGAAAACGCCCCGCGCGCTCAGCCACCCCCGCGTGGCCTCTAGCTGCGTCGGATTGAGCCCGCCCGTTATGGCCCGGTATTCGTCGCCGTAATGGCTCAAGACCTGATCGAGCACGGCCATGCAGTCACGTACCGCCGCCCGATCGATCGCAATGCCCCGATAGTTGATCTCCTGATCAATCCACCAAAACAACAATTCGTCGGGCGTCATGGGCGCCATGCGTTCGCTGGCCTGTTCCTCGGCAATCACGTCCGTATCGCAGTATGCGCACAACCGCTCGAAATCCTCGGGGTCGTCCTCTGGCCTGATGCGCGTGCGAGGGTCTTTCTTGGTCGGGTTGCGCGGCACGCTGAATTTGTCCAGCAGGCGCTTACCGTCCGCATCCTTGGGCGTCGGCAGTTTCAACACGCGCGACAGATCACCAAGGGCGCCGGGGTACTGGTTAACCCGCGCCGTAGCCATGCTGCAGCGCTGTTGATACGGGTTGAGCGGCGGGAAGCCGTGGCGCTTTACGCAGACGTGCTCCCATATCAGCCGCTCAAACATGGCCTTGTGAGACTCAATCACGCCACCCGCCGCCAGGTAGTCAAACAGGTCTTGCGGCAGGGGCTGGCCGGGCCGCCAGCGCCGCACGAGGGCGCCCGGCAATCGGTACGACATGGTGAGCACTTCCGTACTCGGATGCTCTGCATAAGCCGCCGTGCCGACCGCCGAGATACCGCGCTTGCGGGCGCCGGGCGGGGCGACCCACTTCTGCGTGGCCTCGTTCCATATTTGCCCGGCCTCGCTGTAAGTTTCGTAGTCGAGAGTGGCGTGCTCAGCCATAACGCTTCACGTACTCCGCCACGTCCATAGCGCCCGTCTCGACGGCCGCACGATCCCATAGGCGCCGCTCGGCAGGCGTGAACACCTCGCGTAGCTTGCAGCAGGACCGAAGCACCTCGGCTTCGTCTACGTGCTCGTTGGTGTTGTCGAGATACGCCATGTGCTCCGTGAGACGTCGCTTGACGCCTGGCGGGTCTTCGTAGTCCTTGCGGGCGAACAGGCGCGTATTGCCCCGCCAGACCTCAGCGCCCGCCGCGCGCAGGAGGGCCTCCGCTTCGGTGAGGGGAATGAGTTTATGCGTCACGACGTTCTGCCTTTGCGACTGCGCGTTCAAGATCGTCGAGAGCGTAACGCATGGCGGCGCTCTCTTCCGGGTCAGCAAAAGCCGGGCGATTGGACATAACCGCCTTAGCGGCCGCGAGCATATCCTGCGCCGCCACGACCGCGCCCATGATATCGAGCCCGATGCGCTTGCCATCCGGCGGGATAATTTCCAGCTTGCCGGCGCCCGTGTCGCGCGGGCCGTTACCGTGGAGCACCACCGTACAATCCGCCAGGGTAAGGTCGAACTCATAGCCGAAATTGTTTGGCGTGAGCTTTCCGGGGCCTATGTGTGTCATGGTTCTATGCCTCGCTACGCAGGCGCTCATGAGCGCGGTTCCGGCCTCAAGGGCCTTTTTCGGGGTGTCGTATGCGCAAAGGTCCGATTTGATAGGGTGCGTCACGCTGTAAAGCGGCGCACGGTATTCGTCAGCAGTCATGCTTTGGGCCAATCGCCATCGGAGTACGGTGGCCAATCAGCACTGTAGACCATTTGACCAAGGTCAGACTGGCCCTGACGGGCAATGACGTAAGCGGTGCCGATTTTCTTCGCCAGTTTGCGCGCGTAACGCATAGCCGCGATGCGAGTTGCGCCAAAGTCGAGGATTTGAGTGTGGCCGGTGTCGGGGTCAGCCCAGTCAACGCGATAGGTCGTGGTCATGATCTTTTGTCCTGTTGGTCCGAGCTGAATTGCCCGCAACCGATGACTAGAGAATGCACTCAGTTGACGGGGCCGTCAACTCAATAACGACCCCGCCAGCCAAGATATTTTACGCTACCACAAGACCGGCGGTGACAAGTTGCCCGTGGTTCCAGCCCGCCGCGATATACTGGTCATAGGTGTNGGCGCCCGCCGCTGCTGTCATGATCGGACCAGGCGGAGGCGGTGCGATAGGCGCGGGAGGGGCTGGCGGCGGCGCGGCCATGTACCCCGTGTAGCTACCCTGTACCGCGGCAGGTGCAGGCGTAGCAACGGGAGCCGGCGGGGGCGCATAGGGAGCCGCACCGACCGCAGGCGTAGGCATAGGCCCCGCCGCCACGGGCATCGCCGACGCGCCAGGAGGAAGCACCGGGGCGCCCGCCTGGCCGAAAGTGGACGCGGCGTCGGGACCGCTCACGATCTCGGGCCCGTATCCGCAGAGCTCGACCATGGAGAGATTGACGTAAATGCCTGGTTTCTGCGCATTATCGTTACCCTCGACCGTGCCCGCCACGCGCACGAAGTACCCGCACTTGATGACGTTCTTGTCGTGGATTTCGTCCGCCGGCGCGTATCGGCCCGCGTGATAGCACTTGGGCGCAAAACCTGACGAGAAGCGCACCACCCAATGACCAGCAAAACCCTCGCGCGCGCTCCACGGCTTGCCCGTCGTGTCGACGCCGTCGCCGTCAATCACCTTGAAGGAGAAGGTGGGCAGGGTGCAGGGACCGCCCGGCGTCGGGAAGAGGTGCGGGAAGCCCGTGCGGGCCGCCTCGTAAAGTATCTGATAGAACGCCGGCCAGTTCGGATCGTTCTTCGCGAAGGCTACGCCGATGAACCATTGCGGCGAGGGTTGGCCCTTGTTCGGGCCGTTCTGGACCACGCGGGGGTTTCCCTGCTGGTCGGTCATTTGTGGCTCGTGGGTTGACCCTTGAACCATGCGCCCAACGGGCGACGTAAAGTTTTGTTTCGCCATTATGAAAAAGCCTTTGCTGCGGTTGATTCGTCCAGCGGCACCAATTTCGCCGCCCCGTGTGGTTTCTCTGAATACGCTGCGATGACGGTAGCGTCAACGCCGAGTTTGCGGGCCTCCTTTGGCGTTACCGCCGCTTCCTTGCGCAGGTTCACGCCGAACGCCTCGCCAAGTGCGATCACCTCACCGATAGGCGTGATCCACCGTTCGCGGCCCTCGCCGAAGCCCACTTGCCAATAGGGGATACGCTCGCCTGCGCGGAGCCTGGCCAACGCCGACGCCTCTAGGCCCGTCTCTAGGGCTTCGAGCCGTTTCATGGCCGCGCGTATGTGGCGCAACAGCAGGCCCATGGACAGCGCGTCGAGCTCGTGGGGCACATTGGACCCCGCAAGGTCCAGTGCGACGCCGCCGGCGCCCCGCAGCGCGGCGCAGGCGTGCCGGGCCGTGCAGTCCTTGCAGTGCGAGCCGGTAAGCGTAGCTGCGTCTGGTTGCTTGGCGGCAATGGCCGCGTTGCTCAGTCCGGCGATGCGCGCCCATGCGATATGTCCGAGCAACCGCCAGGTGCGCACCGGGCCGCCCGGCCCATAGTATCGTGGCTGGACGATGGTCAGGTGGCATTCCCAGCCCTTCACGTCCTCCAGCGTCAATTCGTGCCGTTCAAAGACCCCGGCAAGATAAATCAGCAACTGCTCGTTTTCGTAGGGGTCCACGAACCCGTGACCATATTTGTAGTCGGCCACATATATCGCGTGCCGATCCCAATCGATGAAATAGAAATCGGGCGTCCCCTCGCACTCGGGATGCACGAGGCCATGAGCGGTCACGAATGCCTCGACGCCCCACGTCGGCGCCTTGGCGCGCGGTATTTGCGGGTTCGCCAGTTCCGCCACGTACTCAAGGAACGGTTTCGCGCACTCTACCATTTCCTCATCAATGGGCACGCCATTCGGCGTAATGTGCCCAACCGGCCAGGGACGACCCTGCAGCCGCTCCGTAAGGTAGAAGTGGGCGGCGGTTCCTTCGCGCGCCTCTTCGCCATCCTCTTGCGGATAGCGCCCCTCCATGCGGAAGGAGCCCGAGCAACGCGCCCAACGGTGCGCACTCGACGGCCGCAAGATGCCCGGCGGCGGTAAATCATAAACCTGCGTCATTCCATCACCTCGATAACCGCCCGAGCGCACGCCCGGTTCACCATTGCGTCAAAGGTGTCTCGCCATTCAAGCGTGCGAGGGAGCCACCCGGTTTTCACGCCGTCGCATCGGACCGCATAGCCCGGCGCGGGAAAGTCGGTCGTGGCGTAAGACCACCGCCGCTTTTCCTTCAGCCAGGCGTCAACAATGTCTGATGCGAGCCGTTCCCGATCAGACCGTGCGGTCGTCAATTTGCTTTTCCATGGCCGGGATAAGGTCCGGGCGGTGCAGCAGATCGCGGACAGCCGCTACGCCCACGGCGGCGCACGCCTCGTTGACGGCGACAGCAGTAAGACGGCCGGCGGACTGCAGCGGCGTGATCTTGCGCATAAGGACCGAGAACAACTCAGCCGGGCCCATGGACGGGGCCGCGACTGGCGGCGGGGGAGGCGGAGGCGTGACGGGCACGGCAGGAGGCGGCGGGATGACGTCCGGCGTGGGCTCCGCGACTGGCGGCGGCGGCGCAAGCGGCTCACCGGACACCAAGGCGCGCAGATGGGCGCTAACCGTGGCCACCTCATCCTTGTCGGCGCCGCGCTTCGTCCGCCACGATCCGTCCGCATTCTTCGCCCGCGTCGCTGCGTGAATGCGCGCGTCCCATGGCAGGCCCGTCGTGTCGAGTTCAACTGACGCAACGGCAGGGGCCAAGCCAGGCGTTGCCAAGATGGAATCGGGAGCCATCGCAGGCGGGGCAGGCAAAGGGGGCGACGCGAATGCCTCGGCGGCGGAGGGCTCAACGATCGTCAGGGGCTCCGAAATGGCGGTAATCGTGAGCGGGCCGTTAGGTGCTATCGGAACCGACCATGTGACCACGCGGGGGGAATCCTCCGCAGCGGACTTATCCGGGTCCACGCCGTCCAGCGTGGCGTTATCCAGCCAGCGCGTCGCCCATGTGGTCACGCTGTCCTCGGGCGCCAATGCAGCGGCGAAACCGATCAGCGCAAGCGTCTCCTGCGTCGTCAGCGTCTCAGTGTTGAATGTGATTTGCACGCCCATCGGGCCGCCTCCTAAATTGGTTGACGGGCAATCGTTACGATGCAATGACGAGAGCGTCAACTTAAATAAGCGGGACGCCACGCTATGCAATTCGACTTCAAGGACGGCCGCTACATGCTCGGCGACTGTTTCGACCGAATGCGGGAAATCCCGGACGCAAGCGTGGATATGGTCTTGTGCGATTTGCCCTACGGTATGACGCGAAACAAATGGGATACGGTTTTACCCTTTGATGCTCTGTGGCGAGAATACTGGCGGATAGCCAAACCGAGCGCGCCGATCGTGCTTACGGCGATGCAGCCTTTTGCGAGTGTTTTAGGCGCGTCCTGTATCGAACGGCTCAAATATGAGTGGATTTGGGACAAGCCGAATCCAACCGGTTTCCTCAACGCCACCCGCGCGCCAATGCGTTCGCATGAGAATATTTTGGTGTTTTATCGATCCGCGCCAACTTATAACCCGATAAAAACGACGGGCCACCCTCGTAAAATGGTGAAGCGAACAAAGAACGGCAGTAATTACGGCGGGGGGTCCCTCACGGAATACGACAGTACTGAACGATTTCCGCGCGATATCATAAACGTGACCAACGCGCATAAACTCACCAACTGGCATCCGACGCAGAAACCTGTCGCGCTCTTTGAATATTTGATACGGACCTACACCAACCCGGGTGAAACGGTTCTCGATAATTGCGCAGGGTCTGGAACGACGGCTAAGGCGTGCATGGCGTCCGGGCGCCGGTTTATTTGCATCGAGCGCGATCAAGACTACTTCCTGCGCGCAACCGCGGACCTGTTGTCCTATGGCGCTTAGACCCTATCAGCAAGACCTCGTGGCGCGCGTCGAGAGCGCATGGGCGAACGGGGCGCAAAACGTCCTGATGCGCGCCGACACTGGCGCGGGCAAAACGGTCATGTTGTCCGATATCGTCCAGCGCCATCGGGGCGCGTCGGCGATCATCGCGCACCGGCAAGAGCTCGTGGGGCAACTATCCATGGCTCTCGCGCGCAACGGGGTACGCCATAACATCATCGCCGCGCAGAAGACGCGGCGGGCCATCGCGGATAATCACCTGGCGGAGCTTGGCGCGTCCTTCTACCATCCCAACGCGCCGGCCGCCGTGGCGTCGGTGGACACGCTCATAAGGGCCGAAGGATTAGATCGATGGTTTCCGCAGGTCACGCTCTGGATAACTGACGAAGGCCACCACCTCGTCAACGATAACAAGTGGCATACCGCCATCGGCAATTTCACCAATCCCGCCGTGCGCGGCTTGCTTCCCACGGCCACGCCGAGCCGGGCCGATGGCAAGGGGCTCGGACGTCATGCGGACGGCGTGGCGGACGTCATGGTGGAGGGGCCGCCCATGCGGTGGCTGATCGATCAGGGCTACCTCACAGATTACCGCGTCATCTGCGTCGAATCCGATATGCAATTGCTCGAAGCCGACATAGGCGCGGGCGGTGACTGGTCTACGGCCAAGTTGCGCGCCGCGGCCCGGGCGTCGCGTATCGTGGGCGACGTGGTGACAAATTATCTCCGCTTCGCGCCGGGGAAACTTGGCGTGACCTTCTGTCCCGATACGGACACGGCAGCGGAGATATGTGCGGCGTACAACGCGGCGGGCGTGCGCGCGGGCCTCCTGACCGGCAAGACTGAGGACGGATACCGCCGCCAATTGCTCCGCCAGTTCGCCGACCGTGAATACCACCAACTCGTTGTAGTCGATATCGTGAGCGAGGGTTTTGACCTGCCAGCGATCGAGGTGGGCACGTTTGCGCGCGCCACGGCCAGCCTCGCGACCTACATGCAGCAGTTCGGCCGAACGTTGCGCATCATGCCTGGCAAGGAACGAGCGATCATCATTGATCACGTCGGCAACACCCTGCGTCACGGCCTGCCCGATCGCCCGCGCCCGTGGACGCTGGACAGTCGCGAGCGACGCTCACGCGGCGGACCGACGATCCCGCTGCGGATATGTCTCGGATGCTTCCAGCCCTACGAGCGCACGGAGAAGGCGTGTCCCTATTGCGCCATGCCGATCCCCGAGCCGGAAGCCCGCAACGCGCCCGGAATGGTTGACGGTGATCTATGCGAGCTCGACGCCGAGACGCTGGCCAGGCTGCGCGGCGCCGTTGAGGCCGTGGACGCCAGCACCGATGATTATCGCGCGCGTCTGGTCGCGTCGGGTTGCCCCGCCGTGGGCATCATGTCCAACGTCAAGGTTCACGCCGCCCGCCAGGATGCTCAACGCGAGCTCCGCGACGCCATGGGCCGTTGGGCCTATCCGCTCCACGCGGCGGGGCTCACCGACAGCAATATACAGCGCGAGTTCTGGTTTCGGTTCGGCGTGAGCGTCATCGAGGCCATGGCTCTAGGGCGTGTCGAGGCGGCGGCCCTGATGCAGAGGGTTGACGCCGCCGTCAACGCTAGATAGGGTTCGCGCAGACACAGGAGGCGATAATGCAAACCGAACAATTTCCCATTCTGAATCGTTGGTCCGGCGAAGTCCAAATTACGGCTGAAGTTACTTGCCCTGTAGACACGCCCCCCTCGGTAAAACTTGGATTGGCTGTAAAATGGGCCGTTAAGGAAGGCGCGAGCCTCGACGGCGCGAACCT